TCTTTTGTAATAATAAATGGCGTATCAACTCCAACCAGGAATGAAAGTGGTTCAAGATCACGCGGTTCCCGCCGTTTGTGCGACCGAAGAAGTTTTTGTATATCCTCAGCCCAGTACCCTTAACTATACATCACATAGACCAAACACCATGTTATATGGTACTGCACCATACATGGCGGGTAAAGGTTCCCCAGCACAATTTATTAATACATCTGATGAACTCAGACCACAAAGTACATCTCGTTTCAACAAGGTTTTAGCGAAGACTTACGAAAGAAATTTTCACCCACTCCAAAATGTTGAGTGTAAATTACCACTTAGAACACAAACATATGAACCATCGAGTACCAGAGCTGAAATGCAAAATGGATTGTTTCAGCAAAGATATCTCAATAAAAATCTCGCTAAGAAATAAGAATGGCTGATCCTATATCTATAATGGCTATAGCCGGCTTAGTTTATGCCGGTAGAAAATTAAGTCAACAAGAAGAAAAATACACAGTAGAGGGTAATCCAATAGAGGAAGAAGAAGTAGTTTCGGATTTCTCTAACATGGAGGTTACTGAACAGACAGACTATTTAGGTCCTTTATCACCATTATTAGAACCATCGTATAATTCAAAGAAGGAAATGGGTTCGTTCGCTCAAATTTCTCCACAACAACGATCTTCGGGGGGTGAAGTTTTATCTATGAGAAATCGAATGTATGATGCGGGTCGAATGAATAATCTTTCACCAATTGAAAAACAACTTGTCGGACCAGGTTTGGGTGTTGGACCAGAAGTTCCCGCGTTTGGGGGTAATCAACAATTGTTTCGTGTTAACCCAGAGAATGTTGGTGCGTATCGCTTAACGACTTTACCTGGTAGGTCGGGTCCAGCCTTTGATGCGAAGGGTGGTAGACGTGGTATTGTCGGTGAAGTTGCACACAATAGACCAGAAAAGACAGCCTTTTTACATGGTCGTCTTCCTCCAGTTGCAGGCAGAGCACAGGGCATGACTGGTAGAACGCCAAGAGCGGAACACGAACGTACAAAGAAAACAACAAATAGATCCGAAACGGGTTCGAGAACTGATACATTAAACTTTGCATCTGCAAAGAGAACCGTTTCCGCACTTACACGTGCTCAAGAACCAACACGAAACAAATCCGATGGTGCTATAGAACAGTATCAATATAACAATCAACCAGCCCCAGGTATATCAAGTTTTGTAGGTGGATACTTGAATACCCCGGCGACTAAGATAGGTGAAAAGAGAACATACGGTTCCGCATACACAGCCGAAGAACTCACGAAATATGGTTTCAGACCAGACGATCGTCGAGGTAAACCAAATAGAGCCGCGGGTCCAGGGCGGATGAACGTTCGCGCCGATGCACTTAACCAAGGGGGTATGGTCACAAGTGTTCGTTCCGATACAACGAGAATTGACGGTCGAGTAAATGCTGCGAATGGTGCTTGGACACAACAATATAGAAATAACGATTATCATAAATTCAATGCTTATAAAGGTCACGAAAATCCAAACTCTACAAATATGAGTTTGGATACAGCTAGAAGACAGCTTTCAAGTAACCCATTAGTTCATAGTCTTTCTTAAATAAATAGAAATTGAGACATACACTCATTAAAATATTGTTCATATATTTTAATGAAGGTACACACCTTAGATATAGATAGTGGTGAACGAGATCCTGTTTTGTACCCAAACCCAGGTGATTATGTTGTCCACTTAATAAACCCAATTTATGACGTGACTAAAATTTCATTGATATCAGCACGTATTCATAATAGTCAGTACCTCATACACTCCAGGAACAATAAATTTGATATAAATGGTACAACGGCTACTATACCTATAGGAAACTATAGTGGTAATGATTTAGCACAGGCTATTGTAACGGCTTCAACCGATATTACATCTGCTACGTTTGATAAACAAACAAATGCTATAACGTTTACGGGGTCGAGTGATTTTACGTTTGAGTTTTACGGGGGTACAAATGGATACACTGTCGGTACAAATGGGTACACTACACCTCACGATGTTTTAGGTTTACCCGCTTCAAATGTATCATCAACTTCGAATTCATTAGAAACTGGGAGTATTAATTTACAGGGCGCTGATGCAATTATTGTTAAATTGAGTAGTGGTTCTGACGAATTTAACAAAACTGTATTTTCTGAAACCCCCTTTTATACAGGGCGTATACTTCTGTGTGGGGATGTTATTAACTTTTCGGGTGTTGACGATACAGTTGAACATAATTTTGATTCTGGATCACAAAAAACGATATCAAGTTTACGTGTTCAGTTTTATTACAGTAGTAATAATCGATTAATACCATACGATTTTAGAAATGCGAATCATATACTTAAACTGGCAGTGACGTGTTCTACTGATAAACTTGAGAATATTGCTAAAGTGGAACGAGACTTTTCTCTTCCACCACCTATGAGTATCCCTGAAATGGAGGATCCGCGTAGATGGGATGCGTTTATATCTATATTTATGGTAATTGCAACCGGTTTATTTTTATTATTGGTTATGCGTAAGCCTAAACTTATCGAGTAACCGCGAAGATTGGTTGGGTTGGCTTTTGCACACGGGTGGAAACACGAGAGATACCGACGTAGACCAAGATGGACAAGAGCGTTGTGAACAAGGCCGTGAGCGTGTAGTTCATACCACCGTTCTTGTTGACCTTAACAATTTGGTTAACGATCCATCTAACCAAGTCCATCCACGAGAGGGCGGCGGCGAAGGAGAATCCAGCAACGACGGCGTTGAGGGATTGGGACTCGAGTTCACGAGCGACGAGCGTAACAGTTTCAGCAGCAGAAGACATTTTTATATATAGTATCCTGAGATTTTAATCAGGGAGTAGTTCCTCTTCAATTAAAATTTTTTTATAACATTTGGGTTTCATATACCCTTTTAACATACCGACATTTATAGAATCTATACCCGAATCAGATTCGGAATCAGATTCTGTATCAGAATCAGATTCAGTATCATCATCACGTAATCTAAAATATTCAGAAGTCGTCACATACCCCGTTGGTTCCGATGTGTTCATTACTATCTATAGCATTTTTTAACATCGATTCCGACGGATTTTTTGGTTCCCATGCATCCCAATTATCGTACGCCATATTCATTTTAACGAATTTATATTGACGTCCCGTGTATCTCGTAAAAGGAATTTCTTCATCTTCAAACTCGATGTCTTCTTCCTGGTCTTCTTCATCGGAAGATTCTTCATATATTTCCGGAAAATGTGTTCCCATTTTTTTACCAACTTCGTTCATGGCACAATATTTCATGGCATATTCCATATCTTCACCAAGTACCATATCTCGACCACACGCCGTAGCGTATTCGGCTGCGAGAACCATAGTTCTTTCGAGTACGGGCTGGATAATGTTAATAGCAGAGTCCTGGACCTGCTCAATTAAGTTTGTAGTTGCGTCTTTTTCTTGTTGATTCATTATAAATTAAACAGTGTTTTAGCAATTCCGTTTTCTACACGGAGTATGTTATAACTTAGGCCTAAAACTCTAAGTTCTCTTTTACCATTGTTATATGGATTCAAACTTAATTTTAAATACTGATCTTTAATTAAACTAAAATTTCTTTGACCTGTTGGATACCATCGTTCCGGTTCAAGTGCAAAACTATATGAATAGTATCTTCTAAATAATTGTGTTCTTGAATGGTGTATACCACTCTGTATTGCGCGTAAGTTTATAACGTTTCCTGTAACTTTATCTAAGATAACGGAATCATCGAGTGTAAGTTCGAGATAACGTAAATGTTCATAATTTATATATTCAGATTTAGCCGAATATATTTCGTAATTTAAATCATAATCAAATGCAGATACTAAGTTAGTCTGACTACCTACAAAACCTTGCTCTTTTGGATTTTCTGTCTGGATTAGAAAGAACAACTCTTTTATTGAGTTTTTGAATTCAAGTTTATGTTTAATATCAGTAACACCTGAATCTATTTCCGCTGTTGGACTTTCCTGAACCTGTGTAATAATATAATCCGTTTTCTCACTTAATATCTTCTGCCTTTCTTCTTCATTTAGGGATATAAACTCAGTTGTTAATTTTAAATTTTTAATGAGTCCCGTTGGTTTCTGTTCCGGAGTTGGGTAAAGTGGATGTATATTGTCATATTTATTGTATATACAATCCTGTACGTTTCTCAATTTAATAACAATTTCAATTTCTTGTTCTGTTATAGCGCATAACGGTATAGCGAGTTCAGGGTTATTGTAAAAATAAAAGGGTATGTCGACAAAATACTTTTTAGATGAAGTTGCATTACCAAGATATCCAATTATACTTAAATCTTTTACTTGTGTTCCCGAAAGTTCTAATGGTGGTTTACCAATGAGTTTAGCTAAGTTATGTTGTTTTGTTTGTGTTATATAATTATCCGAATAAATAGCTAAGAAATCCCTTGGTATACGTTGAATAACCTGACCACCAATAAGAAGTTCTACATAATCAATCATAGCATGACCGATGGATTCAACATATCCTGTTCCAGAATAAGGACCACCCGTCTTTTGTTCAATATCATCTAATTCAAATTTTAAACTCACAGTTTTAAGAAGATCACCTTGGTTTTGTGGTATGGTACACCGAATAGTGTTTCCAAATTCTATTTGACCTTCGACGTCTAAATCAACAAAGAATGGTGCAAAATTGGTATGTTTTTGAAAATTCTTTATGAAATATGTATATTCGGGGTCGTCTGTAAAAAAAGCGTCCTGTGGGCCAGATGTTTCTAATTGAACACGACCAGCCATTACTAGTATAACTGACTAAAATTTTAAACCTCCAAGTCCGCTGCTTATACGCAAAACGTTATAGTTTACAGCGTATACGTAAACTTTATGTCCGAAACTAGCGTCTGGTGAATCAAGTTCAATATCTATCAAATTATGTGCTATTCTACTCATATTGACTTGACCAGTCGGGTAATATGTTTCTGGTTTCAATGAGAAACTATAGACACCAAAGTTATTACCAGTTACTCCCGTATAATACTTTAATGGTTGTTCATAACTTAACATTAAATTATCGGCGTCTATGATTATATTGTTGTTAAATTTCATGGTAACTTGTTTTATTGGTTCGTATTTGTATACGTCATCACTAACAGCCATAAAAAACATTTCCTTGACCGGGTTTTTAAAATTAAGCATACCAGATTTTTTAGATTCACCCACTTTAAACCTGAATTGAGATAGTTGGAGTTGAGTTATAACGTATTCTATGGGTCGTGTAAGTAGAAAATTCTTTTCATCTTCGGTTATAAAAAAGAAATCCGTTACAAGTGAAACATTTTTAATAGGAGACAAAACACTTGACGGTGGATCAGATATATCACCACCTGTTCTCGTGTATGATAATGTGACGTCTGTGTTTTTTTTAAACTTTATACGTACTTCGACGAGTTGTTTTGTTAAAGCACACACAGGTATAGCTAAACTCGGGTTTCTAAAGAAATAAAATGGTAAAAATAAACTATAATCCCAATCGTACGCTACGTCTATGTAATTACCATGTCCCGTTAAGAAATAGAGTGTTTGATCAATATCATCTTTATTACTGTGTATTTGGTCATACATGTAAATATAATCACCCGTTATTCTCTCTATGGTTTGACCACCAATAATGAGATCAGCGTATTCTATTAATTGTGCACCTATAGATTCACGGTACCGAATCGTTTTCACGTTTATTTGACCACCCATATTTGAGTGGCTCGCACAATAATAGTATAAAACCGAGGGTGTAGTTGAAGTGGGTGTAATTGTAACTGTAGCTGTACCCTGACCAGTAACACTAACATCTGTGTAATCAGAAGTACTAGGTGCCGTTGTAGAAAATCTAAACGGGTGGCTAGATGCGTTCACATTAAAAGTATACGTGGCGCCTTCATACAGTGTAAGTGTATCTTGGGAAACACCATCTATAAAGTACTCACCACCAGCAGCAGTCACTGTAAAAGATTTATCGGGTGCCGTTGGTTTAGGTAAAGTAAATTTAAGCATCGTACTTCGAATAAGATCCCCTTTGTTTTTTGGGATACGACATTCTATCAGCGTATCATAATCAATATCACCATCAAAAGGTGTTTCAATAGATTCAATTGAAAATTTAGTATGTCTCTTAAAATTCATAAGGAAATATGAAAACTCGGGTTCCCCAGTAAGCCATTGGTCCTGGATACCCGTGATAGCAAGGTTTAATCGACCAGCCATTCTTACTTTACGTGAGTAAAATTTTATTAAATAAAACGACACGATATTATAGATGAATCTTCAGTTGAGAAAATTTAAACCTGAAAACATGGCAGATGACAAAGTCTGTGTTTTTATAGGTAAACGTAATACGGGTAAATCTACCCTTGTTACTGATATTCTATATCATAAAAAACATTTACCAGCGGGTATAGTTTTATCAGCAACGGAAGAAGGTAATCATTATTATCAGCAGTATATACCAGATTTATTCATATACGGTGATTACGATAGAGAAGCTATTGAACGTGTACTTGAAAGACAAAGAAAATTAGTAGGGGGTGGTAAAAAAAATTGCGGGGCGTTTCTTCTTTTAGATGACTGTATGTATGATTCGAAGTTTATGAAAGATAAGTGTATCAGACAAGTTTTTATGAATGGTCGTCACTGGAAGATATTTTTCATGTTAACTATGCAGTACTGTATGGATCTACCACCTGCACTCAGGGCAAATATTGATTACATCTTCATTTTACGTGAAAATATTATTCAGAACAGAGAAAAACTGTTTAAAAACTTTTTTGGTATTTTTCCATCATTTGAGATGTTTAATAAAGTTATGGATTCGTGTACTGAAAATTACGAATGTTTAGTATTGGATAATACTTCTAAAAGTAATAAAATAGAGGATTGTGTATTTTGGTATAAAGCGTCACTTCGTAAAAATTTCAGAGTCGGTGCACCAGAGTACTGGCAGACACACAAAAAGATGTTTAACCCGAAACATGGTAACATGAAAATGGGTGACCCAAAATTAGTTAAAAGGAATACACCATTTAAAGTTACGAAAAGGAAATGATAAGATCAATTGCTAAACGAATGTATACAACTTTAAACCTACCTACCAAAAATATAACTGTCGTATATCCAGCTTATAATGAAATAAGTATTGATACACCAGATGGTAGTGATGATGGGTACCGTGTTATGATTGATATATGTCATACTACAAAAACCATTTATTTAGATAATGATATGTGTGATTACGATAAATTAAATGATTTACCCAGAATCATAAAAACATTCGGGTGTTTGTATCCAAACTACACTCTTCAGGACAATAATGCGTAATCATTTAAAACCAAAAAACTATGTACATATAAATGGCGACAGACCTTAGAACGATGAATCTTTCAGACAATGGCGACGGTATGGTATCTCTAAATAATAATCAAGGGACGTCCTTCGTGCCGAATATTCCCCCTGAAAAAAATGTGAGTGAAAATAAACAGACAATGGACTCTACTTCGATTTCCGATATTATGGGCCAAGCCGAGGAACCACTCGAACCACCAATGATGGGCGCCGATCCAAGAATGGCACAAATGCATATGCAAGGTCCAATGATGATGGCACAACAACAACAACCAGTAGGACAACAAACGACTGAAAAAAAATCTGAATCTAAAAATCCATTCAACCTTACTGATGACCAGTTCCAAGCACTCATTGTAGCTGTGTGTGCTGCGGCGGCAATTAGTAAGCCAGTTCAAGAAAAACTCGCAAACTTCGTCCCATCGTTTTTGAACGACCAGGGAAATCGAAGTGCAATCGGCTTAGCGTCGACCGGTGTGGTCGCGGCGGTCGCCTTTTACCTCGCAAGAAAATACGCTTAAATAGCATTATAATGTTTATACATTCTCTTTCCAAAAATGAAATAGGAAACGAGAAATCCGAACAGTAAACCAACTGCGCGAAGTCCTAAAACAGTACCAGTACTCTTCGTAGTTCTACCATAATCTCTAAAATCCTTTTCAAATCTTTTGTTTATTTGGGAAACACCCGCAACCATACCCATACCTAGTAAAGTTGATATCATTAAAAATGGTGCATCTATAGCTAAACGACCAATTAAATTACCACCACGTGGTAATATAGTGATGACTAATGGTGTAACGACCATGATTATAAACATGTTTAACCATTTATCGTTTAAAAGTAGGGGAGCACTCGAAGATGCGAGTAAAGTGTTCAGTAACAAATACGCTTTCATTAAATCGCCGAACGATTGCATTTTATTAATACCAAACATTATTTATCCTGAACATGTTTACCACAAAATTCAGTTCTTTGTGGTATTTCCTGGTATATACCTAAAGAAACGCATATTGTTCTAAGTTCATCAAAATTTTTCCAGAAGTCTTTACTATGTGAATATTCGTCTACAGTACAGTGTGCGAGTTCGTGTATTAAAACGTGGAATATTTCATTAGGTTCACCATCGATACACAAACCTATATCATTACCTTTATTGACATTGTATCCAATAGACCCGTTCATTCGCCTGTGTGCGGTAATTGGAATTTCCTTGTGTAACATTTTGAATTCCTGATTATTAGTCTCCTTAAGGTGTTCCCTGAGTGTTCTGTATTTTTCACGAACATCAGATAATCTCTCAGGTTCCTGTATATTCATGAGTATAATCACGTTTATGATAATGAGGAGTAAAGCTAATATCATCTTATCATAAACATATATAAAAATCAACGGTTCACCTCTTATAAACAAACCTAAATTTACTATACAAATCCGAAACCGGGTTCCCTTTAAGATCTTCCCACAATGTTAAAGTAAACCCCAAATCTTCCATGCGCGTAAAAAACATATCCTTGTGTGCGATGGGTTCGACTTTTGGACCGTCGGCATAATACGGTGTATCGGCTAAGTGGACGTATAACTTTTCCCCAAAGTTTCCCGAACTCGTATGTTTCATTAGAAAATAGTTTCCTAACTCGTCTTTTACGGGTGTATTCATGATAATCTTATCGGAATTCGGTATGATTCCTA